CGTCGCTTCCACCAATACGCGTTGAAGAAGATCCCCATGTCCGTCACGAGTTCTTCGATCAGACGGTATCGCGTGCGCGCGGTGTTCGGAGCTTCCAAGGTAAGCGCGAGCGGGTGCGCGGGCAGTCGTTCGCGATCGTCGTCGTTGACGCGCCGGAAGACGTGAATGCCCAGCTGCGCGATGTTGCGCGCGAGAAACTCGACACAGGTGCGAATGTTCGGCTGCGACGTGTAGAAGCTGAGATAACTGGCGGCTTGTGCCCCATAGTTCACGACAGGGGGATTCGTGATCGCAGCCGGCGGCGGCGTCGTCAGCGCTTTCAGCTCGCCGCTGGTGCTACGGATAATCACTCGTCGATCTCCATAAAGGCGACGTTCGAGCGCTCGACGACGACATCACCATGCAGCGTCTCTTCGGGATGACCGAACTTGATCGCGCTCGCGTGCTTCAGCACGTAGAACGATCCGCGACTGCTGAACAGCACACCGCGCACGCCTTCATCCGATGGAGTTTTCAAGCTGACGATCACTCGGCGTAACACGCACGGCGGTCGCTGCAACCACCACGCGAGCGCGATCGCGGCAGCGATCGCAGCGACGACGACGACGATCGAGACGAAGACAAGAATGCGTCGCAGGATGCGACCGCATCACGGCTGAGTCAATTTTTGGGCTACAGAAACGCTCGTCAGTCGTCGTCGGCGTCGTCGTCCAGATGCAGCGTGAGCGCGCGACGAATGACTGACGAGACCGTGACGCGCTCACGGCTCGCGCGCTGACACGCACGGTCGTAACTAGAGTCGTTCAACCGGACATGTACCGACAGCGTCTGCTCGCCCTCGACGAGTCGCGGCCTCCCGCGACGCGGCACGCGCTTCTCGCTCATGCGACGACCATGACGGGGTCCTCGACAGGTTCTTCGGCGAGCGCGGCGAGCTTGCGCGCGATGACCGCCGCGACAACCGGGTCGATCCGCCCTCGGCTCTTCTTCTTCGTCGGATAGATGTTGTCCTTGTGATCGCGCTGCACGACGACGTTCGCGACACACCACTGCATGAGCGCGTCGCCGCCGGCATCGACGACGCCGTCGAGCACGTCGGCTTCGAAGTCTTTGCACGGCGCGCTCATCTGCGACATGTTCTGGGGCACTTCGACGACGTCGAAGCCGGCGTCGCTCAGCTCGGTCGCGATGTTGCTCGCATTCCACGGATCGACGCCGACGCGCTGCACGTCGAACTGATCGGCGGCGTCGAGCACCATGTCGATCACGACGTTCTGGTCGATGCGGTTGCCGGGATTCGTGCGCAGTGTCGCGCCGAGCGACGTCGGCTTCAGCCACTGCAGATATGGCGCGCGGTCGCGGTGCGCGCGCTCGTCGAGCGTGTCGGCCGGCGTCAAGCACCACGGCACGAGTCGCCACGTCGTGCGCGTCGGCGTCGGCGGAAAGAGCAGCACGACAGCCGTCAGGTCGATCTTGCTCGACATATCGATGCCGACCCAGCACGGTTGATCGCGCATGTCGTCGAGCGTCCACGCCGACTGCCCGCGACGCCAGCCCTCGAGCGACAGCCACGGCGTCAGCGAATGCACCCAGATGTTCAGGCGCTTTTGCTTGAACGCCGCCGCCGCCGCCGGCATGTTCTGCGCTTTCGATGCGAGCGCTTTCAAGTCGTCGCGCAGCACGCTGACGCCGTAGTTCGGGTTGGCTTTCTTCCACGTCGACTCGACCCACGGATCGTCGTCGACGTCGGCATGCGCGATGAAGGCGAAGAGCGTCTCGTCGCTGATGACGCCGTCGAGTACCTTCGTCGCGTAGTCGTGTTGATCGCCGCAGGGCGTGAATGGATCATTCCCGGCTGTCGTGATCCAGTTGATCAGCGGCTGCAGCCGCGCGCCGGTCGCGGTTTCCATCACGTCGATCAAGCCGCGATGCTTCATCGCGTGCGCTTCGTCGATCGTGACGCTGTGCGGGTTCAAGCCGTCCGTGCTGTCACGGTCGGCGCCGAGCGGTTCGAGCTTCGACGCGCTCTCTTCGCGGTGCATGTTCGCCGTCAGCACGGCGATCCGTGAGCGCAGCCCGCTCGACAGCACGAAACGCTTCGCGTCGTTCCAGACGACTTTGGCTTGCTCGCGCTTCGTCGCGATGCAGTAGCCTTCGGCGCCCGCTTCGGCGTCGAAGAACGTGACGTAGAGCGCAATGATCGCGGCTTCGAATGACTTGCCGTTCTTGCGGGGCACTTCGTTGTAGCTCGTGCGAAAACGTCGCAGGCCGGTCTCGACGTGCCGCCACCCGAACACCGACCCGAGTCGGAACTTCTGATGCGGCTGCAGCTCGACGCGCTGCCCGGCCCATTGCCCTTTGTAGTGACGGAGCAGCGACGCGAACCGAAAGAAGCGCTCGGCGCGCGCGATGTCGAGATAGTAGGGGAAGCTGCGCGTGCGCTCGTGCTGTCGGTCGCGCTGATGTCGAACGCACGCGAGACGGTGATACGTGCCGGCTGGGATGCGTCCGGCGACGACAGCCGCCGCGTAGCGGTCGAGCGGGTTCACAAGTCGAGCGTCCTCCGAGCTGCCGTCGTCGAGCCGTCAGGATGCCCTAGGAAGCGTCCGGCGCCGCCGGGCGACTGACCGTCGCAGCCGGCGGCGAGCGTGCAGCTGACCGCCGCAGAACGCGCCGAACGGGGCGTCTGAGCGCTCTGTCGGAGAGTGTAAAGGCTTTTTCGGAAAACTGAGCCGCTGGGAGTTTGTGTGACGTTTGTGTGCGTTTCATCCGTAACGGTCCGGTGCAGACCGTGACGGCGCGTCGCGAAACGTGTTGATTTGCTAGAGATTCCTGCGGAGCGGTGCGGACCGTGACGAAGCGGGGCGCGCGCGCGTTGCTTAGGAGGCGGGTGCTCTATCCCCTGAGCTACGGGCGCGCGCTGCCGCTAACTATACACCTGACCGAGAGTTATCGCTTTTCACGAGTCGCGGTCCGTTCACGCCGCGATCGCTCGGCGACGCGTTTGTGTGACGTTTGTGTGCGTTTGAGCCGCTCCCCATCCCGCCGCCGCCGGCAGCTTGCTGCTGCCGCTGCTGCTCGCGCTGTTGCCGGCGCCGCTCGTCGGCCGCACGCATCGCGTCGAACGCCGTTTTCTTCGGCACGTTGAGGTAGATCTCGGTTGTCGTCACGCTCGCGTGTCCGAGCGCGTCGCGCACTTCGAGAATGTCCCAGCCGTCGACTTCGTACCAGCGCAGCGCGCACTCGCGTCGGAGGTCTTTGAACTCGCGATCGATCTTCGCGAGCTGCCGCCGACTGATCGGGCTCAGCTTCGTGCCGTTCCACTTCGGCTCGAAGCCGTGCGCGCGCAGCACGAGCGTCGCCCATGCTTTCTTGATCGACTTCACACGTCCGCCGGTCGCGTCGCCGAACACGTACGCCGACTTGGGCCACGGCTTGCCGGTCGGATCGTTCTGCAGCGCGATCAGCTCGACGGCGAGCGCATCAGACATCGGCACCCAGCGCGACTTGCCTTCGCCGGTCTTGCGCGCCCCCTGCTCGAGGGCGGCGACGAAGAGTCGCCGCCGCTCGATGTCGACGTGCGCCCACTGCAGCGCGAGACATTCGCCGTGACGCAGCGCGGCTTCGTATGCGCAGACGATCATGCCTTCGACGCGCAGCGCAGTCGCGTCGTCCGCACGCGTCTTCGTCGCCGCGCGCCGCAGCTTCGCGTACTCGCCATCGTCGAGCCGTCGGTCGCGCCGCGCGAAGTCGCCGCGCTTCAGCGCTTTCTTCTTGTGATTCGCGAGACCGACGAGCGGCGAGCGCAGCGTCAGCGCTTCGTCGACGGCCCACGCGAAGAACTGCCCGAACGTCGTGCGGAACTTCGCCCACGTCGAGTTCGCGAGAATCGCGATCGCCGGGCTGGTGCGAAACGCGATGAGATCGGCGGTCTGCACGTCGTCGACCCACAGCTCACCGATCGGCACGGAGACCGTTTCGCGCGTGACTTTGAGCGCGCACAGCCGACGCAGCGCGCTTTTGTCGCCCGTTCGCGTCTGCTTGTTCTTCTCCGTGTCCTTGTCGACGACTTCGTCGCCAAAGCGCGTCGTCGCCGCCGTCATCCGTTCGCGCTTCTTGCCGTCCGGTTTGCGCTCGGGCACGGTGTTCTTCTTCGTCTTCGCGTCGACGTACGTGCCGTTGCGGATCGCCGAGCGCACGTCGTCGCCGAGCGCGTCGGCTTCGGTCTTCGTGTTCTTCCAGTCGGTCTTGCCGAGCACTTCGGTCGCGTAGCGCGTCAAGTTCGGCGCGTACGGCTTGCCGTTGTAGCGAAACTGCTTCATGTACCACGGATGCTGCGTGCACTTCGGCCAGCGAGCTTCGTCGCAGCCGCAGCGCTTGATCGAACTCATGCCTGTCCTCCTTTGTCGCTCGTCGCGTCGACGAGCTGTAACACTTCGATTTGTTGAGCGTCGCGTGCGGCGGCGGCGAGCTGCTGCGCAACTCGCTGTTGCTCACGCGCCGCTGCGGCGAACGCATAGCCGGCGGCGCGATCGCGCGCCGT